TTTCTTCTTTGTGATGTTCTACATAATCCTCTAATTCATGAAGTTCGCCTTCAATATGACGACGTTGGTTAGGAGAAGTCATAGGATTGTCAAGGATCTCTTTATCCTTAGCAATGTGGGCTTCGATATTTTCCATAAGTAATTGCTTCTACGTTTTTATTTAGTGCCGTGGTTTGATGATCTATCTTTAAGACCATATGAATCTCTCATGAGTCTGAGAGTTGTTGTGAATCTACCATTAGTTCCGACTGTAGTATCATAGGTATGAGTTGCCTCGTTGATTAAATAAGTTCCACTAGATTCTGTATCGTATTGATCTTTTTTTGCTTCAGCATTTGGAAGTTTACTCGATAACCTAATGTCAATTTTATCACCCGCACAAATATCAGGATTTCCAGGAATTACTATGGTACATACTTGGTTCTTTAATAACTGATATCTCGCGAGAGATTGTGCAGCATAAAATTTCTGCCAATCAGCAAACTTAGTAGGATCTGTACTACCGTCTTTTGGATCTGGTGAAGCGGGGGTTTTTTCGTTATACCATGATTCGTGATCTAAGTAGATAGACATAATTCTACTCGGATAATCAGATAATTCAATCTGATTTGAGGGAATCAAAGTAATTCCTTCTTGACCACCTAAATGTGCCATATTATCATAACTATCTTTGATCTTATAAACATACTCTTCATACTGTCCTGTAGAGTGGTTAAAGAACACTATCATAGAAGAATATTTACCTCTGCGTAATGATGACATTAAATCAAGTTCAGATTCAAAAGTAGATCGATATACCACAAACCTATCGTCTGCTCCATCACCTTGATTAGCAATTTTCTCTATGTAAGGACCCCATGAAGGTGATTCCAATTTTTTTGATTTGAGACCACTATCATCATTTGCACATAAAGAATCAACTGAGAAAAAATTATAACCTCGTTTAGATTCCCAGAAAAAGAACCCAGCACTTCCTCTCACGCTTTGAGATGTATTTGCTTCCGATGTTGTTGTATCTTTTATTTGGTCAAATTTTGCTTGTGGAGAGACACTTTTTACTGCCATCGCATTAACTAAATCAAAAACTCTTTTTCTATTTGGTAAAATTTTTGTATCAAATAAAGATGGTTCGCTAAAAAATTCTTTTTGTGTATTTAAACTTTCTTGTAGTAGGTTAGAGATAATTTTTTCAGGATTTCCCTGTAGAGGTTTTGTAACTCTAGTAACTTCGTTGTTAAGAGCCTCTGGTGATATAAGTCCAATTGTATATGCTTGTTTTTGATTCTGAGCAAATCTATTGCCTATTTTCCATATCGCCAAAGAATAAGTAAGAGATTCATTTATACTAGTAGATACTTCAATTTCAACTATTTCTCCGCCCTGTACAGGCAATCCTTGTAGTAATCCACCACTATCAACTACCACCATAGTTGCCGACAAAAATGGAGATGTAATAGTTTCAACGTAATTGAAAGAATTTATCAGAGTTGTTATTGGAATAGGTTTACCACCACTATTTGGATATATCTTTACTGCGGTTAATCCAAAGTCCGTGTTAGATTTAAATTTTGTCATGAGAATTTAGCTTCTTGGAAGGCATAGATGAATGTTCCCATATCAGCAGACCCAGGTCCCGGTAATATATCTGCCGGAGCATTTCCACCATTGTTAGAACCAGATGACATATTAGTAATGTTGTTAATAGTAGTAGTATTCCCTGTAGATGCCATTGCCAATTCTTGTGACCTAATACCAAGGGCATTAGGATCAGCAGTAGATCCAGGAGCAAGGGAACTTATTTCTTTTGGTTTAGCAGCCTCTATTAATTGATCTTTTAAACCAAGGTTTTGATTTTTAGTCTCCATGCGTGTCATGCCACCAAGAAAACCTTTCTTCATGATAGTATACCCGCCACTATCTTTCTTGATAGCACGAAACTGGTTATCAGAACCAAAATCAATAAATGGTGCATTCCCCAGATTCAATGATTTTGCCCAGTCACCACCTGTTGTAGCGGCAGCTGCTTGTTTCGCTTTTAATGCTGCTGCTTGTCGTTTTGCAATCGCAGCAAGTTTTTCTTCATATTCAGCCATTTCTTCTGGTGTTGCATTTGCTCCAGGAATTTCACTAGGATCTAGAGTTAATGGACCACCATCTGGCGGGTCTGGTTGTGGGTCTGGAGTTGGTTTTGGCTTTATATCAATTCCTTTATACTTAACCTCAGCAGCCGCAGATATGGAAGGGTCCCCAGGTCCAGTTAAATATTGATTATCACCAGCACCGCCACGGTGAATACTATTTGGAACAATTCCAGTTGTTCCTCGTTCTTCAATATTATTGGTAGGGTCACTATCACTATTCACTTTACGAACAGTTCTTGGTGATCCTCTAAATTCTAATGCACCTCCAATAAAATCAGCAGACTTTTTTCTCAAGTCTTCATTTCTCATATCAGCAATGTATCGTTTAACAACTGCTTCACTTACCCCCGCAAACTTTGCAGCATCAGCAATACTTTTAATGTTTCTATAATTATCCAATCCTCTGCTATAAACTCCTTGAAATTGACCCTCCGCAGCAAAGACATCAGTAAGATTGCCACCATATCCAGGAGCGGCAACTCTATTTGCGGCAACCTGAAGAACATCTGTTGCTGCTGTACCTCCACCACCTTCAGTTATTAGAGCAGCAGCAATTCTTGCTTCTTCTTCACTACCAAGAGTTATATTTGGATCTCCAGTAGCGCCGTCATTATCGCGGTCACCGCCATTGAAAAGACCAAGAGGATCCCACCATGCTCTACCATTACCATTATCACCACCAGGAAAAATGCTTTTCAATGCATCAACAAATTTTTCCCACCCATTTTGTTTGTCATAGTACTGAGAAAGTCCTTGTGCCTGAATTTTTGCGAATTTACTTTTATTTTTAAATTGTGCGTCTAAAATACCTTCACCAAAGTTAAGGAAAGTTTTTCTACCTTCAGCACCCTCAAGTGGGAAAACACCTTCCTTACCCTTTTCACCAACTAGTCCAAGAGTAGCATCAGAAATAATACCACCTTCGGCAAATGGGACTACTCCCATATCTCTAGCAGCCAAAGCAGCGTCAATACCAACAGACCCAGCAGTTCCAATACCAGGAACAGTAGATGCTGCTCCAGATGCTAATTCAAGACCAGCACCAAGAAAATCGCCCTGCATTGCTCTCTGAGCAGCAAAGACAGCACCTAGTCCCAATCCCACTAGTGGAATTTTTTTACCTAAACTCTTCGCAAGTGCTCCACCTGCCACTTTACCAACTGTTTGAGCTCCTAGTTTAGCACCCATTCTGGCACCAAAACCACCTGCTAGTTTGCCACCAAGAGCAATACCTAACCTAGCACCAGTTCTGCCAGCACCTCTTTTGGCAGCACCCTTGAGCATATTTTTTGCCAGCACTTTGCCGCCAAGACCCATACCAGGACCACCGCCTCTTCGCGATCCCCCTGCCCCAGACATAGCACCGGTAGCGGCACGTAAAAGACCCGTATAAGCAGAATTACTAGAAAGGTCCTGACCATTCTCAAGAGCACTTTCTTCCGCAGCTGCTTTTGATTTTCTCGCTAATTTATCTGTTTGTTGTCGCTGTGCCCCAGCGATCATTTTTTGCTGATTTGACTGCTCTTTAGTAGCAGAAACTAAACTCATCGTGACAAACGTTAGTCTGTCAATTGCCTGAACTACTTCTTCAGATCCACCACCACTATCACCGAAAGTATCAAGGCGTTTGGTGAACATATCACCACCACCAAGATCTCTTTCAACACCAAGATTCGTAGCGCCAATATCTACAATAGAGTCGCCAAAATAACCTTCTCCTGTTATACCTCGTCTTCGCGAAACTCCAGGTGTAGCAGCACCACCAACCACATCAGGATTTACAGCAGATGCACCAGGGAGTGATCTTTGTAATGAACTCCCACCAAGCATTTTTTGTAGTGGAATTTCCGATACGTTAGTATTCCCACCACCACTCAATAAATTAGTTTTACCACCAGATAAAGTTTTTTGCTCATCTAAAATATTTACTTTAGCGGCAACCATATCCGCTGTTTTTTCTTTCTTATCACGATTATCCAGATACTTTTTAACAGCATCAATAACTCCCCCAAGATAATCTACATTACCTCTGTTGTCTTGATATGATAGGTATCCGTGTGCCATTATTGTTTAGCTGCTTCGCGAGCTTGCTTGATTTGTTCTAAGTGTTGCATCAAGAGACTAACGTAAACTTGACGCTCCCATGGTATCATGTTTTCAATTTCACTCAAATTATATTTATGATGCTGCATCAAAGAAAAATTAGTTTTATAATATCCCTCTAGCGTATTATGAAAGAGGGCTATCCGAAAAAATTGGATAACCCAGTAAGTACAAATTCAGATGGTACTCCAGTATTTGGATTTATTACAGTAAATTTATGTTCTAGTCTAGGACATGATTGGAAAAATTCTTGAATTTTTTCAAATTGAGCGTTGGTAATATTTTCTACAAATTGAACAAATTCTTTTTTTGATGTGGTAGAACTATCATATACATCTTCACCATCAAATATTTGATCAACACAATCCGCAATAATTTCAATAATTCCTTCCGCAGATGGAGATTGTCCCATAACCGACCCAATGATAAAATCATTCCACTGTGGATATTTCATGATTACACCCATATCATCAGACAGCATGATTTTATTACTATGTCCTTCTGGTTTAATAACATTAACCTCAGACAAATTCAAATTATATTGAACTTTTGTTGTATCATCATCTTTACAAGTTACTTTCATTTCAACAATTTCGCCTACAGATACAGCGCGAATTTGAAGAAAAATATACTCCAAATCAAAAATTGCTAAATTTTCAATTTTTACTCTGGTTTGAATACAACCTTTTAATGTAGTTTTTACAGCTTCTTCAATTTGTTTTTCGTCATTTGTTTCCAATGCCAAAAGAAGTAGTTTTTCTTCTTTTACGACAAATGGACGATATTTAATTTTTTTGCCATTAGACGGAATTTCCAACTCATAGGTTGGAAGCACAACTTGTGGTAATGCCATTATGTTCAGATCATATCATAATAATATTTAGTGCGACTTTTTTAAGCAAAAATGAGCAGGAAAAATTTTCCCACTTTCATGGAATTGAAAAATCAATTTTGCTATGCTGCGCCGCCATCAGCTCCTCTTAAATCTGCCAAACCAGTCTGTCTTTGTGCCTCTGATAAAATAGACCTTCCAGTAATGGTTTTAAATTCTTGTTCCAATGGTTTTCCTGTTACCGCAGTAATATCTCTATTAATAGTGTAGTGTCTCTGATATTTAAACTGAGCAGTAACTTTAGTAATTTGAGAAGATCCAAACTGAAGTGGGATAGCATCAACGGCATATGGATATGCCTTCTCCATAACATATGTGATTGGTTTTCTTTGTGTTGGTGAATCTGGACCAGATTCAGTTTTAGTAATGTTTATAGTGCTAGCATAACTATCTTTATATGCCAGTCTAGTCGATCGGTTTTCAAGATAAGTTTCAATCCCATTTTCATTAAAAATAGAACCATACCACAGATTCAAAGATTTCAAAAGATTTAAATTAGCATCCAACATAAAAGAAAGTTGAAATTCAGTAAAGACCCTGGTATGGGGATAATCTACAGATCCCAATCCAACATAAAGACCATTTTGTGTCGCAGTAGCAGTATTTACATTTGGTAATTGTGCTTCATCACAGAAAAATTCAACCGCTTCTGAATCAAAATACTTCGCAGCAGGTCCTTCAAAACTAACCACAAAGTTATTACTAAATGACATACCGCCATTTTTTGCAACTGTGCTTAAGAATCTATTGATTGACACACTAAATACCTATGTTGGTCCTTCTATATTTATGGCGTACTCAGGATTTTACAAACCTAAAAATCCTACTAAGTACCGTGGCAATCCTTCAAACATAGTTTATAGGTCGCTATGGGAACGTAAGTTCATGGTGTTCTGTGATAGTAATCCCTCAATAATCGAATGGGGCAGCGAAGAGATAATCATTCCCTATCGCGCACCCGATGGTAAAGTAAGACGATATTTTCCAGACTTTTACATTAAAGTAAAAGAAAAGAGTGGCAAACTTACTAAGTATATTATTGAGATCAAACCCAAAAAACAAACAAAACCACCGAATGAGAAAAATAAAAAAACTGCTGCCTATCGTAATGCCGCACTGACTTACGTAAAGAACCAAACTAAATGGTCCGCTGCGA